ATGAATTAAACGGATTTAGAAATCAAATTAAAATTCCATACACCTTCACAAACGAAGATGTTACTATGGTATTTCATTTAACCAATGACTACTATATGAAAAAGACTATGGATAAATGGATGCAACAAGTTATTAATGAAACGAATCATTCGTTAAACTATAAAAATGAATATGCTTCAGAAATTTTGATTCAACAATTAGATGCTAAGAATCACCCAATTTATGGAGTGAAACTCACTAGAGCATACCCGACTGCAGTAAATTCAGTATCACTAGACAATGGTGCATCTGATGTTACTCAAGAATTATCGGTTACTTTTACGTATGACACACTTGAAGTGAACGGCGCAATAGATGCAATGCTCGGTGGTATGGGCAATATGCTAGGCGGCTTAAAAAATCTATTTTAAATAATAATAAAGGAAACTAAATTATGGCACTACCAAAACTAGAAACACCAACATATGAAACTACTATCCCGTCGACGGGTAAAGTAATTGAGTATCGTCCATTCCTCGTGAAAGAAGAAAAGATATTGATGATGGCTCAAGAATCACAAGACGCTTCGCAGTCAATAAATGCACTTAAGCGGATTATTAAATCTTGTACTTTTGACAAGGTTAATCCAAATGAGTTGACTACTTATGATGCAGAGTATCTTTTCTTACAACTCAGAATTAAATCTGTAGGAGAAACTGCTAATTTCCAACTTCCGTGTAAAGGATGTGAGGTATTACAGGATGTATCTGTCAATTTAGCCGAAGTTGAAATCAATAGACCCGAAAAAGCACCTGAATCTAATATCAAATTAACTGACACTGTAGGAATTACTCTTAAAGAGTTATCCTTAAAGGACGCAGTTGGTATGACAAAAGAAGATGCTGAAGACATTACTTCAATGTTAGCGTTGGTTGTTGATACTATTTACGATGAAGATAAAATTTATAAATCGGAATCAGTATCTAAACAAGAACTGAAAGATTTTGTTGACCAATTGAATCATAAACAATTAGAACAAATACAAACATTTATTTCTGCTCAACCAGCAATTGAAAAAGAAATAACTTATACATGTAATAATAAAAAGGAAGGTTGCGACGGCTGTAAAACAACAATTAAAATGAAAGGACTCGCGGATTTTTTCGCATAAGCCTTTCACACGATTCTTTAATAAATCATATTCAAACTAACTTTAATATGGTCCAGCATCATAAATATAGTTTAACTGAATTAGAGGGAATGTTACCGTGGGAAAGGCAAGTTTACGTTGCTCTTCTTATAGAACATATCAAAGAAGAAAACGCAAGAATAGAACAACAAAGCAAATAGGAAATAATTAATGTCAGACTCAGAAAACAGAAAAGCAGTTAATGATAATACTAAGTCAATTAAAGATTTGACTAAGAAATTTGCTGACTTCGCCAGTAAAAGCGGCGGTTCTTCTAATGAAGAAAACTCTGGCACTGGCATTAAAGCTGTCGACAATAAAATTAATGATTTAAAAGAAGCATTTACTAATAATACTACTGTTAAGTTTTTTAAAGACCCTGTCGGTCAGATAACCGGCGGGTTTAAAAGTGTTTTAAGTCCTATCACTAGTATTGGAGATTCATTTAAAGATGCTTTTGGCAAAATTGGCGGATTCTTCGGTGGTGGTAAAGCTACTAAAATAGATAAACAAATGCTCAAGCATTTAAAATCTATCGATAAAAATATTAAAGGTGGATTTGCTAATATGACCCAAGAAGGGTTTTCATTAAACAATGAAGCAGTTCTTTCTGAAGCGATTGGTCAAACCGTTGGTCGTGAATTTATTTCTAAAACAGGTTTTGGACGATCCGTGGGATTCTTAACTAAGATTCAAACATCTATGTCTCTTTTACCTACAGCGATTATGGGTGCCGGCGCAAAAGTTTTTACAGAGAAACTTAAACCATTAGGAGAAAAATTAGGCAAGCTTACTATTTTTGGAGATTTCTTCAAACAGAAAGGCGATTTAGATAAAGGTTTGCCCGAGGGGTTTGCTGAATTATACTCACAAAACTCAGATAGAAGTGAAAGAGACCAGAAGTTTCATAATGAATCTACTGGACTCTTCGGTGATATTAAAGCAGGTTTTGGCCATCTACTTAATGCGACTAATAATATGTCAAATGTTATTAGGGAATCTGTTGGATTAGACCCGATTGAACTTTCTAATGCTACAGCTTCTGCCTTAGAAGCATCGGATGCAGATAAAGACCAGGTCGAAAGAGAAGCTCGTAAAGATGACAAGTTATTTCAAATTGGTCAGAATGAACAATTATTATTGGCACTTGACAAAGCTTCAGAAAAATTTGGATTAAGAAGTGTTAAGGAATCTATTAAAGGCACCTCATTTAGTATAATCGGTTACTTTAAAAAGTTGTTGGCTGGGGCTGGCACAGCGGCTATCGGTGGAGCTGTTGGTGTTGGTACAGGTATTGCAGGATTCTTCAAAGCTATTGGCAGTGGCTTTATGTTTATGGGAGCTAATCTTCCAATGTTTGCTAAAGGCGCTGCAGCTATTGCTTTAATGGGAGCTTCTTTTATTCCGTTCGCAGGAGCCCTATACTTAATTAATCAAGCTCTTGAAGGTATGACATTTAAGAAGATTGGAATGTTTGCTACTACATTAACTGTTATGGGGGCTGCTATAGCTGGATTCGGATTGGCGATGAGTACTGGAGTTGGAGCTGTAGTTGTCATGGCAGGAATCGCCGCTTTGGCAGCTGCTGGAGCTGCTTTAATTCCATTTGGATATGCAATGAAATTAGCAGGCTCTGGATTAGAATCAGCGGCTGTGTTATTTGCCGAATTAGGAGAAGTTGGCTGGGATAAAGTTGGAAAAGCCGGTGGAGCAATTAAAGACTTAGCTGTTGCATTTAGAGATTTATCTTTTGGTGGTCTTATTCAAAAAATTACTGGTGGTGGATTTAGTGGATTTGTATCTGACTTAGCAGACTTTGGACAGAAAGCTACTGGAATTACACTGTTGGCGGACGCAATAGAAAAACTTGTTAAAAATATCACTCCACTAAAAGATATGAAATTTACTACTAACCTTGGGGAGCTGCTTAACAGCATTACTAAACAAGGTGAAAAAATGGATGGTGGATTTTTTACTGGTGTGAATATGAAAAAGGCCTCTGAAGGTATAGAACTATTCCTTGGTAAGATTACTGCACACCTAGCTGCCAATGAAAATAGAGCAGGATTGCTTAAGAGCATGAACCAATTACTAGAAAACAGTATGGGCGCTGCAACATTCTTCGCGCAGTCTGGTAATACATCATCTGCTTTTGTTGGTCAAATAGACCCTGCTCTAACTCGAGGAATGCAAACTCCGGTGATAATCAATCAAGGCGGAAGTGATACTACAAGTAATAGTGTTAATTATACCACAAACGACATTCATCTGAATAATAGAACATTAGAATTTGTTCTAGGTGCTGGTGGTCAAAGATAAATGGTACTCCGAGCAGGACTTGAACCTGCGACCCACGGTTTAGAAAACCGTTGCTCTATCCAACTGAGCTATCGGAGCATAAAAAAGGCCACCTCGAAAGATGGCCTTCTCGTTATTTTTCCATTTTACTCTTGAGCGAGCTTCGCGAAGAATGACATTGCGTCATCGTCTTCACTCTTAGCTTCCGCTGGAGCGGGAGTCGAAGTAGTATCTGTATAAGGTACATCTTCGTCTAGAACAACAGACTCAGCTGTTGTGTGAGTGTTTGATACTTCAGTCTCACCGATTACTTCGAAGAGTTTCTTCTTCAAATCACCATAAGACTTGTATTGCTCTGGGTCAATATACTCACCAAGATTGTGGAGAGCACCGTAGACTGCTTCAAGCTTAGCATCTTCTGCACCAAGGAACTCTGAAGAATCAGCGAACTCAGATTTATCGTAGTTACGATAACCTTCTACTTGGCGAATCTTCAACTTGAAGTCTGCACCACCCCAAAAATCGAAAGGATTTACAGGTGTTTCATCTTGAAACTGTGGTTGCATCACATCCATAATCTTGTCAAAGATTTTCTTACCATACTGATAAAGGAATACTTTACCTTCATTTTCTGGTGCAGATGGATCGCTTACGACATAGACATTAGATACATAGTGCAAACGACGCTTACGGTCACGAGCAACTTGCTTATCTTCTTCTCTGCCTGAGTTCCACAGTTGTGAGTTCATTTCTGATACAGGATCGTCTTTACCAATAGAGGTAAGTGACTTCTCAATATACCAACGACCTGTTGGGCCCTTGAACCCGTGGTCCCAGTATCTAACCCAAGGTACATCTTGACCTTCGGCTGCTGGAAGAAAACGAATAACGGCATATCCGTTACCAGCCTTATCGACTGTTGGTTTCCATTCACGTTCGTCCTTGTAGGACTTCTTCTCTCCACCTCCTGCTGTTTCCGCCGCAGCCAACAATTTTCCAATTGCGGTGTCTCTAGCTGCCTTCATGTTTTGGAATGACATAGTATTATCTTTCTGTTTGTTATTATTATTATTTGTATATACAATATATTACACTGTATGTTCTAAGTTGTAAAGACTTTAATTGCAATCTTTTTCAACTTCTCTTTATTTATCCACTGGGACAAAAATGTTTTATTGTTTTTATAATGAGCCAGTTTTTGTGGCCATTGTAAAGTCTCTTGGCATACCCTTTCTGCTCGAGATACAAAGTCAGTCATTAAGTCTAATGCTACAATTGTATTCATCGAAGTATGTTTAAATACTGGTGGTATACTATTAGTATCTGCTGTTAATATTTCATCAAATGATTGGCCTTCTTTAGTAGCCTTCTTTAATTCTCTTTCAAAGTTGTATGCCTGAGATTGTAACCAAGACTGTAATTCTTCATACAGACTTTCGTCGTATTCTCTAATAAAATAGTTTCCTACATTGGCATTCACATATGCTAATTTGATTACCGAGTCTTGAGTAGGATAATCTCGAGCTATCTTTTTATATAACCATTGGTTCTTATCCGCCGCGAACTTGTTACGATTAAACCAAGGCATCTTATATCGATACTTGACGGCATCATAGCTCTTTGTTCTAAAGTGGTGAGTTACTGCATTACAGATACACCAGGCTGCGTATGGGTCTGATTTAACCAAAGGGTAATTCGTTTCCGTTCGTATTTGGGATAACATTAAATCTCATAGCTTCCGCTTCTAACTTGGCCTTAAGTGGGCCTTTAACTAATTTCGCGATGTCATGTGGGTCAATGTCATGTTGTTCACATACATCAAGCAATGCTTCTGAATATTTCATTCCATCGGTGTGTACTAATAAGCAGACTTTTTCTGCTAATGATTTTCTTGTAAAAGCCACTGGGACTTGAGGTTTTTTATCTGCCATAGTTCTCCTTTAAAAATATGATACTATTATACCATTTCTGGTGTAAAGTGTCAACCCTTATCACCGTAAATAGTAACATATATTAATCGACATATAGCATAGACACTCACTACACCAATCACAACAGTTCCGAACTCAGCTAGTTTTGATAACATATAATTACTCACTTGGCAACATCTCCTTAATTTGGTGAGGCGTGTAACCTTCGTGCTCTAATAGTTCTATCACTACTGCTTTATCGACATAACCATACACCTGATCGCCGTTTGGCTCAAGTTCTGGTATCTTAGCGAAGTCGTCTCTTTCATTAAAGAAAGCCAACTCATAACTAAAGTATGGTCCTTGATTATGTTTAGGCGTGCAGTAGTTATACTCACTTGCCTGGACTGACAAGAAGCCGCTTCGGAATGGTATCCGTGGGTTATGTGGTTTTATTTCAATATTCATCAATTTCTCCTTTGTAGCCGGCGTGGACTAGTACGCTTGGTGTGATTTCACTTTTAATAGACTCGACAAACTTAGGGTCGAGCTCTAGTAGCTTCGTTACAATTTTGACCATCAGTTGTTCTGATAATGTTAGTTTCTTTAATTCAGTTATTTGCATAGTATAATTTTACAGTGTTCATTCACTCTGCCATTCACTGGCTGTTTGTTACCTTTTAGTTTATCCCAACCCTTTACCAAATCGGCCGTAGACAATATTGTTTCTACTTGATTGGCTCGGACTGTGAATTGTTGGCTCTTATCTTTATCAAAGTCTTTGATTGACGTACCTCGTACAGATAATCCATTTCGCGTAAGAGCAGAATACTTTTGTAATTTTCTGGTCTTTTGATTGAATAAGACTACATGGGTTGAACCAGGAATCTTAACCGCTGACACATCGGAATTTTCTTTATCGTAATTCATGTCACGAACTTGAGCGCCCGCAGGCTTCACTTTCTTGACTCGAACAATGGCTTTTGTGTTAGCTTTTTCGTACTTAGATACGTCAGCTTTCATTTTTTCTAAAGTCTTAATCCATTTGCTCAATTCACGTCTGGTAAAGAAAGAATAGCCTTCTACCATTTGTTCACATGTTTTATCATATGCTTCTTTACCTTCATTAATATATCTATCTAGAAACTTATGAACGAACTGACAACCTTTAGCTGGAATGTTTGCTCCTGCTAATAGTGTTGCAACATGTACAGAAGCAATATTACTTGCGTCTTCAGTCCACTCATCAAGAGCATAATCAATATGAGAGATAACCTCAGAGTCTACTTTCTGTTCCAATCGTTTCATTGGCGAGATTGCAGGAGCTTTTGGTTTCTTAACTAATTCGCTATCTTGGTCTAGAGCTATAAAGTCTAGATTCTTAGCCTTTAGAATGCATGTAGCAATATTGTTCTTTAAGTACGGATTAGCATAAGGCATTCCACGATTAATCATTCGAGCAATCTTACCTAGGGTGGTCACGCCAACCTTCTCTCCGTGCTTCTTAATGAGTTTGATATCACCCTTTGAATAACTATTGTCAGACATATATGCTAATAAGTCTGGTATCAAATCCTTTGCGGATGTATAATACGCATAGAATCCTAAAGCGCTGCTGAATTTCTTTTCAACGTCTTCTGGTGATAATAGACTAACATCGTCCCAAGTTGGTTCGGTGCCAGTGTACTTAGCATCATCTGCTTTTACTTCGCCTGTTCTTGTGAATACTCCCATTATAGATATGTCCCCATTAGTGATAGTTCATCTTGAATGTCATCGTCGGTAGTCGGTAATGCATCGTATGCAAAGACACCTTCGTTAACGTTAATTTTGCTGCCCTTTGGGTCAGCTACTGGTTCTCCAGTGTTTTCATTGTACCAACCGATTTCATCGTCGTACAATATTTTATCTTTTTTTGGTCTTGCCATAATATAATTTTTTCCTATTTGATTGTTACAATTTCTAATTTACACTATTAATCGTCATCTGTCAATACAAATTTATCGATAAATGGATTTAAAAATGGAAATACACATCGAAAAACTAAATACAAAATTTGAATTGGTACTATTATCAGTACCAAAAGAAATTCTCTAGATGTGTGTAGTAATACGCTAACACTAGCTTCGATAGATGCATCTAGGTGTTCGAAGTATTCTCTAAACGTCATTTATAATTTTGTTAATAGTTTCCGTAACTGATTTTAATTCGTTACGTACATCATCACGATGCGATGAGTAATGACCCATTGCTTCGTCTAATCTTTCGACTGCCACTTTAGCAATCTTCGCGCGGTCTTCTATAATAGCCGCGGGTTTGGTACTTGAGGTATTACCACCCGTTATTTCTAGGATAGCCTCAGTTTGCGTTTTGTATTCTTTTTGCATAATAAATTTCTATCGAACTGCTTGGTTTGAGCCATAGCTATCAATTTCGTAATAATAACCATCGGCGTGAGACGCATCTTTTAGTGAAATACAAACACAATATGGCCACCTGCCAGATTTAGTAAGATACTTATATCGATTTGGATTGTTCTTTCCAAGTCGACCTTGTAACTTTAGTCGTATTCCAGTTCCACGAATAGCTTTACGAATCGCAGCGACTGCTTCCATATCTTTGATGCTATCCATATTGAATGTTCCAGCGTAACCTGGTACTCTACCATTTTTTATTTTCATAATCTATTTAATACTTTCTTGATAATTTGCTTCTAATTTCTCGGCCATTGATTTGCCGAATACTAAATCCATACCTTCGTATGGGCAACCTAATTTACCACGATTGTGATTATAATTAGCTTGGGTTAATGTGTCAACCAAAGACTTCGTCTCAGCTGAGTTTGTTGGTAAGTTAATGCTATACATTTTTTGGTTTCTCCAATTCTATTAGTCCTAACTTATAAAGAAATTTCTGTATAAGTGTTGCTTTGCGATATAAAAGACGTTGATATCTTGCTGTCATAATTAGTACCTCACTCCTGTCCAACGAACTGATTTGATCCGTAAGTCCTCGACTGAATCGTCAATAACATTTCCTCGAGCGAAGTTTCTCGCAGGAGCTCTATACCCAGCTGCCTTTAGAAGGTCGCCGTATTTAAATTTCTTATCGTTCTTAGTATTAACGATGAATCCCCAAACTGAACCACCAGTAGTAATCTTGATATATTTGCTACCCTTTGTTTCTCCAATAGTTGTAGCGAACTTGTGATACATATTTTCAGCAATCACATCGGACTCACCCGGCTGACATTCCCATGCGGTCTTGTCTTCTGGTATCTTAGACCAGCTTTTGTAATCTTCTGATATTAGACATTTAATCAAATCAACCGCGTCATACATTTCACGGCCTGCTTTAACTAGATGATGATCGGCAGGTAAATCCCCGCCTAAAACCTTAACCA